TAGAGCTGGTCAGATAGTAGGTCAAGGGTTCTCAGGTAACAAGACACAGTTAGGTGTTAAGATGAGCATCACTGTGAAGAAGCAAGGTTGTGCAAACCTTAAAGCAATTATAGAAGATGATAAGCTTACATTTAATGACTTTGAGATATTCCAAGAGTTGACTACGTTTGTACAAAAGAAACAAGCATGGGAAGCAGATGAAGGATACCATGATGACTTAGTAATGTGTATGGTTCTCTTTGCATGGTTGTGTATGCAGGACTTCTTTAAGGAATTGACTGACCATGATGTAAGAAGAAGGATATATGAAGAGCAGAGAAATCAGATTGAACAGGACATGGCTCCATTTGGATTCATAGATGATGGATTAGGTGATGATACCTTTGTAGATGCTGATGGAAACTTCTGGTATGGAGATACAGAGGAGTCTGTTACATACATGATGCCTGATTTATAATGGATCTCGAACAGCAGTTTGATCTAGAACATTTGCTGTTCAAGCAAAGAGCATGTAGAACATGTGGAAGAACTAAAGACTTACTTAATGATTACTATTTAATTCGTAAGAATAGAAGTAGACTTGCTTCATCGTATTCATATGAATGTAAATTGTGTACGATAGAAAGGGTAGTAAAAACCAGAAAGAGAAAGAGATATCAGGATGGTATCAAGGCAGGTGATTTCTATGAAGAACCTGTTGGATTTGATTACAGATACCCAGATTGGTGATGTTCATGCATTGTTTCCCCATTCAAGAGTTACTATTTTCTAAATAACTATAGACAATTTTAGCGATCATTTATCGGGAGTAACAAAGCATGGCAAGTCAAATCTCGCCTGGTGTTATCGTCAAGGAAAGAGACCTGACAACTGGAACAGTTGTTAACTCTGCAGCAACTAACGCAGCAGTAGTTTCAACATTTCAGAAAGGTCCAGTTGGCGAAATCACGCAGATCTCTTCACAGAGAGAATTAGTAGATACATTCGGTAGTCCAGGAGATTCAAACGCAGACGACTTCTTTGTCGCATCTGAATTTCTGAACTATGGTGGTCGTCTTGGTGTTGTTCGTGCAGAAACTGGAGCAGTTAACGCTGGTGCAGGTGCGATCATCAAAAACAAGGTAGACTACGAATCAAGAATTGAGCAAACCACACCAGCATGGAAGTGGGCTGCTAGAACACCTGGTATATGGGGTAACGACTATGATGTTGTTATTGCTGACCGTGGTGCTGACCAATATGTTAAATTTGCTTCTGCCCCAGCTGGAATGAGTGCTGGTACAGACGTAACATTCTCTTCTGGTAAAGTTGGAGAAGTTCTTTCTTACGACTCTGTTACTTACGAAGCTGCTGTTATACTAAATGATCCTACAGTTCGTGTTACTGCTGCAGATACCCTCGATACTCCCGATGAGGGTCGTGTAACTGGAGTTGCAGTTGGAAATGCTGGTAGTGGATACACTACAGGAACAGGACTTGCAACAACAGGTGGTGGTGGTACTGGTGCTAAAGTAGACATCACAGTTTCTGTTGGTGTTCCTGCTACAGTTACCCTTGCTGCTGGTGGTTCAACTTATGGTGCTACTGGTACTAATGTTGGTACTACAGGTGGTACTGGATCTAACTTAACTGTTGATTTCACTTCTACAGGTGGTGTTATTGATGGTGTAACAATCAATACTGCTGGTACTGGTTATACAGTTGGAGATACTATCACAATTACTGGTGGTGGTAACAACGGAACCTTTACAATCGCTACTGTTAATGGTGCTATCACTGCTGTTGCTGTTGCAACTGATGGTGCTGGACTTGGATATGCTGTTTCAGATGCGTTGACTATTGTTCAAACTGGTGGTGCTGCTGGTACTGCAACAGTTTCAACAATCCAAGACTCAACAATCGCTGTTGAAGTTTCTGACTGGTGGACTAACACAAACACAGACGGTACTAAGAGTTCTGCTGATGATGGTAAGATTAAACTATCTGCTATCGGTCCTCGTCCTGGTTCTTCTGCATTCGCTACAAACTTAGGTTTGAGTTATGACGAAGTTCACGTTGGTGTTATAGAAAGATCAACAAAAACTGTTGTTGAAAGACTACAGTATCTTTCTAAGTTTACTGACGGTGTATCTGCTGAAGGTGCTTCTGCTTACTACCCAACAATTGTAAAAGAAGCTTCTAACTACATTTACTTTGGTTCACATAACACCGCAGCACATAATCCTACTACTGCTGGTGCTGGACTTGCTGCTGGTACTGCTGGTTCTGCTGGTACTTCAGGTCAGAAGTTACAACTCTTTGGTGTTGTACAAACTTCATTGACTAGTGGTACAGATGATTATGAATATACAGTTGGTGAATATACAACTGGTTTAGAACTCTTTAACGATAAAGAAACTGTTGATGTAGACTTCATCCTTATGGGTGGTTCAATGTCTACTGAGTCAGATACTAAGTTAAAGGCTGCTGCATGTATTACTAGTGCTAACCTCAGAAAAGATGCTGTTGCATTCGTTTCTACACATAAGGGTAACCAAGTATCTGGTACATCAGCACTTACAAGAACTGCACAGAAGGACAACACAATTAACTTCTTCTCTGCTTTAAGTTCATCTTCATACGCAGTGTTTGATAGTGGTTATAAGTATTTCTATGATCGCTTCAACGATTCATATCGTTACATTCCTTGCAACGGTGACGTTGCTGGTTTATGTGTCGCAACTTCTGCAACACTTGATGACTGGTTCTCACCTGCTGGACTATCACGTGGTGGAGTTCGTAACGCTATTAAGTTAGCATACAACCCAACACAAGCAGATAGAGACGAGCTTTATCAGAATAGAATCAACCCAGTTGTTTCCTTCCCTGGTCAAGGCATCACTCTATTCGGTGATAAGACTGCATTATCCTCACCTTCTGCATTTGATAGAATCAATGTTAGAAGACTCTTCATCAATATTGAAGGAAGAGCAGAGGCACTTGCTAAGGCAGTTATCTTCGAGCAAAACGATGAGACCACAAGACTTGGTTTCTCTAATGCACTTGGTTCTTACCTCTCTGAGGTACAAGCAAGAAGGGGTATCACTGACTTCCAAGTTGTATGTGATACAACAAACAACACACCTAGTGTTATTGATCGTAACGAATTTGTTGCTGAAGTCTATGTTAAACCAACACGTTCTATTAACTACATTACATTATCATTCGTTGCTACACGTACTGGAGTTTCCTTCAGTGAAGTTGTAGGAAGGGCATAAATTAACCACAAACCGTAGGAAGGTAAAAGAAAATGGCTATTAACTCAAACGTATCTGAGTTTCTGCAGAAGATCAAACAGGGCGTTAAGCCCAATATGTTTGTTGTCGATATACAATTCCCTGGTACTCTTGCCAAGGGAAATAGCGACAAAGACTTAGTAAATATACTTTGCAAGTCTGCAGCACTCCCTGCATCTAACTTAGGTGTAATAGAAGTCCCATTCAGAGGACGCTCAGTAAAAATCTCAGGTGATCGCACCTTTGATACATGGACTGCAACATTCGTTAATGATGAAGATATGAGAATTCGCTCATTCTTCGAGCAATGGTCTGCAGCAATCAACTCACACGAGGGTAACGTATCTACCCTATTCAGACCAGAAACATCTGGTTCTGGATACATGGCTGACTTATATGTTAAGCAACTTGAGAAGGATTCAACAACATCTGGAAATGTAGTTAGAGAGTACAAACTCCATCATGCATTCCCATCTTCTGTTTCACAAATCGACCTTGCTTATGATAGCAATGATCAGGTTTCTGAGTTCACAGTTGAATTCCAATTATCTTATTGGACTGCACTAGCTGGAGACGCAGCAGGATCTAATCCTCCTGGAGTTCAAGAGGTGGTCACAGTAGCATAAAATCTGAACGTATAAATAGTTTGGATCAAGGCGTGAGAATTTATTATGAGTCAGTTATTTGGCTTTCAAATAAACAAGAAGGAGGATCGTAGGGGTCAATCTCCAGTTCCTCCTAATGCTGAAGACGGCGTTGCCGTAGCAGCAGGTGGTTATTTTGGCACATATGTCGAGACTGACGCACAAGCGAGAAACGAATATGATCTCATCAAAAGGTATAGGGACATGTCTCTACACCCAGAGTGTGACTCTGCTATTGATGATATTATTAACGAGTTTGTGGTTAATGACTCGAATGATAGTTGTGTAGATATCAATCTGGATAACCTAGAAGTAGGTAATACAGTAAAGAAAAGAATAAGGGAGGAGTTTAATTACATTAAACGACTCCTTTCTTTTGATGTTAAGGCACATGAATTAATTCGTAACTGGTATATTGATGGTAGGATGTATTACCACAAGGTAATTGACCTATCAGAACCTAAGAAAGGTATAACAGAATTACGATACATTGACCCGATGAAGATTCGGAAGGTCAGACAAAAGATTAAAAACCCTAATGAAGATCCTCAAGTAGTCAGAGGAACTGCACTCGAACATGAGTGGGGTGACTACGTTGACTATTATATCTTTAACCCTAAAGGATTCGGTAGACAATCTGCCCTCACTGGACCAGGAGACTTTACTGGTAACCAAGGTATCAGAATGGCTTTCGACTCAATAACATACGCACATTCTGGTCTGCAAGACATGAACAAGCGTATGAATTTGAGTTTCCTTCATAAGGGAATCAAGTCACTCAATCAATTAAGAATGATTGAAGATGCTCTTGTTATATACAGATTATCACGTGCTCCAGAACGTAGAATATTTTACATCGATGTAGGTAACCTTCCAAAGGTTAAAGCAGAGCAATACCTACGTGATGTAATGTCTCGTTACAGGAACAAGCTTGTCTATGATGCACAGACAGGTGAGATCAGAGATGATAAAAAGCATATGAGTATGCTTGAAGACTTCTGGTTACCTCGCAGAGAAGGTGGACGTGGAACAGAAATTACTACCCTACCTGGAGGACAGAACCTTGGTGAGCTTAAGGATGTTGAATACTTTAAGAAGAAGCTTTATAACTCGCTTAACCTTCCACCATCTCGCCTTACTGACGATAACAAAGGTTTTAATCTCGGTAAGACTACGGAAGTTCTTAGAGACGAACTCAAGTTT